AAGGTGGATTTGCTACTATAATTGACCGTCTGCAAGATACTCATAATATCGGGTTCACACATTTAGAGAATGTTGACATTTTGAGAAATCCAATTATTGCGGACATTGTGAATAAACTACAATGAATCATCAAAACTGTTTAGTATTAAATGCTGACTATACTCCTATGGGGATTATAGATTGGAAAAAGGCTATGGTATGGTCTTTTAGATATACCCATGAACATAATCCTAGTATAGAAATCATAGAGTGGCATAATCAAGATAAGGTTATTAGCTCTACAGGGCCAGTAAAAATCCCTTCTATTGTCCGTACTATAAAGTATTTTAGGATGTATAATAAGGCAGTTAATTTTTGCAGAAAGAACGTGTTTATTAGAGATGATTTTACATGCCAATATTGCCATAGCCAATTCCCTGTGGGCAAATTGACATACGATCATGTGATACCGAAATCCAAATGGAGAGAACATAGTAGTCCTACATCTTGGACAAATATCGTCACATGCTGCATAAAATGCAATTTAAGAAAGTCTGATAAAACCCCTGAACAAGCCAATATGCCACTGAAAAGACAACCTATTGCACCACAAAAATCATTTAAGTACTTGCCACTTGCCTATCAGCTGCATACTATACTAAAGGAATTGCCAGAACAGTGGGTCACATATATAGGAGATGTCAGGAAATAATGCCGACTTATAGTTATTACTGTGAAAAATGTGAAGAAAGTTTTGAGAAGTTTTTCTATATCAGTAATTATAAAGAACGAGTGAGATGTCCAGAATGTCAGAAGACTTGTCAAAGAGACTACGATGATATTCTTACACAATCTGCATCTATAAAGAAAGCAGATAGTGAACTTAAAACTATTGGCGATCTAGCTAATAGGAATAGAGATAAACTATCTGTGGATGAACGAATAGCATTAGATAAAAAACATAACGAATACAAGGATACGGAATTGGAAAAAGAGTTGCCTAAAGGCATGTCTAAAATGAAGAAACCTAAGAATAAAATAAAGTGGAGATAATTATGTCAGATGATTTAGATTTTACATTGGATCAATCCAAGAAAGAAACTGTCTCGCATGAAGACGAGTTCTATACCCTGTTTGGTATAGAAGATTATGTAGACGACAACGGTAATACTAGACAAACTCAACAAGGCAAGAAAACGTATGCTAAACGTGTAGACGGCAAATGTCTTGTTAAGATAGGTATAGACGGAAGAGCATATAACCCTCTTGGTTTATATTCTGAAGGTCATGCAAATAAAACATTAGCTAAAGTAGGAAAAGGTCAATATAACTTCAAAAGGGTAAATCCAAAAGTATTTGATCTGTATGTTTCTTTTCTAAGAACTAAAAATATCGCGTGGTTAAACAATGCAAATAGGGAGTTATTATGAGATTAAATAAATCGCAAAAGTATGCTATTCAGTGGATGGTTTCTCAAGGCCATGATGTAACTCAGATTGTAAAGGAACTAAAGATTCCTGTTGATGCTGTGAATAAATTTATTGAGAAAAACTGTAAGCCTAATGATGATAATACAGTCAAGACTACATCATCAAGAGTAAAGGCATCGGACTTAATGATACATAAGACAGCAGAAAAAGGAACAAAGAATGTAGCGGTTATGACTAAAGAGGCATCTGAAGTAGCAGACAATTTTAAGAAGAATGTCCCTACTCAATCTCATCGTCATAGTGACGCTATTCACAGGATACATGAATAAATACGACTCAAAGTACTCTAACGGTAAAAAGGTTAGTGCTGCACAGTATATTACAGAGATAATATGTGAACACTACGCCAAGAAAAATAAGCTAGACTTATACTATAGGTTTTGGACTCATAAAGATTGGGCCACATTCTATAGGGGTCAAATAGGCACTGCAAATAAACTATTAAAGAAGTACGATTGCAAGGCTATCATAAGGGCTTTAAATAATCCGAAAAGTACAAGAATTTATTCCTTGAGAGCCCCTCATCTAGCTGCTATTATAGAGAGCGAGGAAAGCAAGCTAGAAAGAGAAAATAAAAACCTGACAAAACAGTACGAACGTAAGAATGAGAAGTTTAAGAAAAGCACAGGCAAGAAAAACATCATATCAAAATTGAAGGACTTAGAATGACAATGACAAAAGAAAAACCAAAAGCAACAAAAAAGCCAAAAACTTTATCCACAGACTTAGAAAAAACTTTTGGTGCTGATATTTTAATGTCTGGAAATGCTATTAAGGAAAAGGTAGTACAGACCATCCCACTTAGTCCTGCACTAGATATGATCTTACATGGTGGAGTTCCAGAAGGTAGCTTTGTGGTGCTTACAGGACAACCTAAATGTGGCAAGACTGTCACATCTTTAAGTTTAGCTGCTGTAGCTTTAGATCCTAAATATCAGGGAGATCTAGAAAAGCCTAGACATTGCTACTATCTGAATATAGAAGGACGACTTAAAAAGAGAGACATAGAAGGTATTAAGGGTTTAGATTTAGATAGGTTTACTTTGATAGGTTCTACGCAAGGTAAAATTCTACACGCAGAAGAATACTTACAGATTGCAGAAAGAATTATCAATGAAGAACCGGGAAGTATTGTTATCATTGACTCGTATTCTGCTTTATGTACAGAAGCAGAAATTACATCTGATATGAATAAAATGCAACGAGCAGACGGAGCAAAACTACTTGCTAAATTCTGTAGAAAGGTTGCCAATGTTATTCCTGTAAATAAGAATATTGTTATCGGTATCACACACCTGATGGGTAATCCTACAGGATATGGTGCAGAGTTTAAGGAAAAGTCTGGTCAAGCTATTGCATATCAAACAGATATTAAACTACGGGCTAAAAGATTTGCACCTCTACTAGTAGGTAAGGAAAATGCACAAATAGGACAAGAAGTAGAATGGCAAGTCGTATGTTCTGCTCTTGGGCCACCGGGAGCAACTACTACCAGCTACATTAGATATGGAGAAGGTATTGACAAGAGTATGGAATTATTTAATATGTGTGTAGACGTTGGGTTGATTGCACAGGCTGGTGCTTGGTATACCTTTGAAACTGTAGAGGGTAATCCTAAATTTCAAGGTGCTGAGAAGGCTAGAGAACATTTAATAAATAACCCTGACGTATATGATGCACTATTAAAAGAGATTAATGAAGCATTAGGTTTGTAATGGATATTATTGATTTAGACGACAACATTAGGAAATGGTCATTAAAAGGATATGTCTCTAAGGCTTCAGCTACCAATAAGTCTAGCCATCACATCAATGCTAGAAAGCTGCTGCACAAGATATATCCCACACTTCAAATATTAGAAGAGGTATCAATACCTATCAACAGAAAAGAAACATTATATTTGGACTTTTACATACCGATGATTAAGAAATGTATAGAAGTACATGGTGAACAACACTATAAATTTATCCCGTTTTACCATACTAATAAACTAAACTTTCTAAAAGCCAAAAAGAAAGATAGGCAAAAAGCAGAGTGGTGTGAAAAAAATTCTATAACATATATTGAGTTACCGTATAACTTATTAGAGGAATGGGAAGAAAGATTAGGATGAATACTAAAGACAGAGTTAAAGAATGGGATGATGTTCTTGATGAATATGAAAAAGGTATAGGTTTACCTAAATATAATGGTGGTCAGTTTACAAACTCTGAACTAGAACATTATTTTTCTATGGATAGAAAAGTACTAGAATCTATGACTCCACAAGACTGTGGAGAAATAGCATACAGATTAGGACAGTTTAGCTTTCATGTTCAAAGAAGTCTCAACAGAGAATTAGCTAGGGTAAATTGGGCAGAAGAGAATATTAAAGAAGCTATTGCAGATGAACTAAATTCATATAAAGGATATGGATATATAGAAAAATCATCACAAGCAATTAAACATAACGACAATGCTAATGCTTTGAATAAAATTAAGAAATATGCAAAAATGAGAGCAGACAGGCTGCAATATACAGCCACTAGTGTAAAAAACCTATCAGACATTTTACTGAATATTCAGAGGAGTAAATTGAAACATGAGCAATAAGAAAGAAACAATAGAACAGATTGTTGATCTTCTTAGGTCTTTGGTAGATGATGAACCAGAAACTGAAGAGGTCAAGCCTGCTAAAAAGAGACAAACAAAGAAAAAGACTATTCGTAAGAAGTCTAGCACAGCAAGAAACAGAAAGACAACATCAACTAAGACGACTTCTATTAACAAGTTTGATAGTATGCCAGAAAGAAATATGTTTAGGGATGATGTGGCTATTGACAAGAAACTTAGCGTACAACCACCCTCGCAAAGAACTAGGTCATACACTACTATAAATGTAACGTGTCGGTCTTGTGGGAAGTCGGACAGTCTAAATCCTGCATTGGTACATGATGCAACAAGATATAAATGTAATACCTGTTCTCAGGCTGGAGGTTGATGAATGAGTCTTGATGATACGTCTGCTGAAAGA